GTGATTTGGGTTTTAAACTTCCATTATTTTCAAATATATCTTCTATGAATTGATTTAATAATGTAGTAGCCCGCTTAGTTTTTATTTTTCCACTTGCTGGGGAAAATGTTTGGATTCGATTTAATGTAGCGTCGAATTTAGACTCGTATATTTTTCGTTTCAATATTATAAATTCTACCTCAATATTATCCTCAGGAACACCATATTGTTCTGAAAAATATTTTTTGTATAAAATTAATTGGAATTGTTTTAATTCATCAGACTTATTGTCTTGGCTCCAACCTCTAGTAGATGTTTTTAAATCGATTATACGAAATATATTAGCTGATTCATCATACAGCACAACATCTAAATATCCTTTATATATGACATTATTAAATGCACTATTGGGGATTATATGGATTGGAATCTCACATCCTACTAAATATTGATCTTTTTTATCAAAATAATCTCTTCTATGATCTTTGAAATATTTAATTATTTCTACTCCATCTTCATAAAACTCAGTTAATTCTCCAGGAGAACTAAAATGGATTTTATTATTTTGTTCGTATGATTTTTTATATTCTGAGGATAGTTTTTCTTCAAAAAATGATTCTAAATCAATGTCATCAGCCTCAGGGGCAGATTGATTATAAAGAACATCTAAATAATGTTGTAAAGTCTCATGTAATGCTGTTCCAAATGAAAAATTTATCGAAACATTTGGTACAGGAACCTTTTGCTTATATTGAAGTTCCCATTTTTTGGGACAGGCTAAGTAAGTAGAAAATTGAGAATAGGAAATAGATTTTTGATAAGAATAATCTACAGATAACTTTTCAAAATTTTGTATTTGCTCAACTATTAATGGTATCTGCTTTACCCCCATACTTTTCTATCTGAAGAATGTATTAGATCATATTTAAGTTTTTCTAAATAAAGAATACCATCCATGAGTTCATCTTGTGAATGTTCAATCCATTGTGAAATACCTAAATCTTGTCTATCTAAAGTAGTATTATATTTTTTTTCTCCTTTTTTAGCCCGTTCAACAAACTTTTCAATAATAGATTGTACTATAGAATCAGGGGTATAATCATTATATGATATTGAGGATGATGGTTTATAATCTTTTCTTAAATGCATTGGATTTATTTTAATAATTTTTTAAGTTCTTTTTCTTCAGTTCCTAAAGATTCTAATATTTCTTTAATTTCACCCTTAGAAAGTACATCCAAATAATCTCCTATTTCTCGTTTTGAACTTTCAAAATAAAGAGCTAATTTTTCTAAAAGATCATTGGATGTACTTTTATTGGAAGATTTTATGTATTTTAAATAAACATTTCTTTTAGGAATTAAGTCCAAATATACTCTATATATTTTTTCTTTTTCAGTTGAAGGAATTTGTTGAATCAAATTAACTAACTCAATATAATCAGGACACATAGAAATATATCTATGTAACATATATGGGTTAATTGCTTCCTTTTCAACCTCAGTTAATTTACTCCAAGGTTTTTTCTCCCAAGTTAAATATTTTAAAATACTAAAAAATTCTTTCATTATTTTTCTAAGGTAAAACTAATATCCTTATAATCCTCTCTAATTTCTACAGGAATTGAATCAATTAAAATCTTTCCAGTTTCAGGATTATAAAATACTGGAAGTGGGATAATTCCATCTTCAGCACTTCCTAAAACGAATTTAGACATTTTTCTTAAAATAATTCCTTCAGCAAAGAGATGATCTCCATTAGGACTAGTTACTGCTGTCGTCAACGCTAGGTCGATCTTCGGTTGTTGTTGTAGTTTCTCCATAATTTTCTAAAATTGGTTCTTCTATTTGAGTTACAAAATAATATTTATTTTCTTTTTTAAGTACTTTATTTGAGTGATAATAGTGTTGTAATTCTTCTACTAAATCAAACGGGGGATCTTTTTTTATAGTTAAAACTTTATTGATAATGTATAATTTATCTTCAAAATTGACTATTGGTTTATTCATATCAGCAAATTAATAATAAAATTTTATAAATCAAAGCTAAAAGGTTAATTTCTTTATCTATTTTAAAATTAGCATGAAATAAATATTCCTCTAATAATACAATGATTTCTCCTACATGGTTTTTAGCAAATTCATCTATATTTTCAAATAAAAACTTATATATTTCATCAAATTCAGTTAATTGAGAATCAGCTATAATTTGTCGGATATGATTAAATGATTTATTTGAGGGTGATTTTAATTCTTTTAAGATTAATTCTTTATAATTTCCAGATATAAGAACTTTCTCATCAAGAATTAATTTAGAATCTTTAGACAAAATTTGGCATGTACTTAAAGTTTTTCTTAAATCAGGATAAAACTTATTAACTATTTTTACCAAATCTTCAGCTTCATACTCGATTTGTTCTTTTTCTAAAATAATAGCAACATGAGTAGCAATATCCTTTTTAGAAGGAGGAACTATATTTAAAACTTGACACCTAGATTGAATAGGGTCTATAATCCTTTCAACATAATTACATGTAAGAATAAATCTAGTGTTCAGTGAAAATGTCTCAATAACATTCCTTAATAAAGCTTGAGAATCTATTCGAATGAAATCAGCTTCATCTAAAATAACTACTTTTAATGGTTTAAATGAGGCTGAGGAAGCAAATCCTTTAACTTTATCCCTCATTACATCCATTGAACGTTCATCTGTAGCATTTATATAAAGATAATCACATTCAATACTATTTACTATGAGTTTAGCTAAAGTAGTTTTTCCAGTTCCTGGGGGTCCTGAGAAAATCATATGAGGTATATCATTTTTATCTATACAATCTTGGATAAGATCTTTTATAGATTCATTACCTACATAGTCTTCTAAAATTTGACTTCTGTATTTTTCAACCCAAAGAGTATGTTGTTTCATTGATTAAATTTATTTCTTAAAAAAGGAATAATATCGTTTATAGGATAATTTTTATTACAGCCATCTTCATCTGTTAATGTTACAAAAAATGCTTCAAATTCTACAACATAATGTAACTCACTGATAGTATAGGGCCGTTCATTTATATAAACTACTAGGCCCATTAATTTTTCAGCTCCTCTCATTGATTAAAACATGTCGTTATATTGAGGAACAGCATTATTTTGTTTTGATTCCTCTTTTTTATCTACTATAACACATTCAGTCAATAATACAGTACCAGCTACTGAAGCAGCATTTTCTAAAGCAGTTCGAGTAACTTTAGTAGGATCAATAATTCCTTGCTCAATCATATTAATAACGATTTCTTCTTTAATGTTGTATCCAAAATATGGTTTTTCACCTGCTTCTCCTAATTCAAGAATTAAATTACATGTTTCATATTGTTCTCGTTCTGAAATTCCAGCATTAGATACGATTTTACTAAAAGGAGCAAAACATGCATCATGAACTATTTGCTTTCCAATATTAAAATCCTCACTATCAGATTTAGAATATGTAATAGCTTGACTAGCATAGATTAGAGCTGAACCACCACCTGGAACAATACCTTCTTCAATTGCAGCTTTAGCAGCATGTAATGCATCATCAACCCTATCTTTCTTTTCTTTCATTTCAGTTTCAGTATTACCACCAACATGGATAATAGCTACACCTCCAATGAATTTAGCTAAACGTTCTTGTAATTTTTCTTGCTCATAAGGAGTAGCAGCTTTTTCAATTTGAGCTTGAAGTTCTTCCATTCGTTGTTTAATACTTTCTTCAGAACCTTTACCATCAACAATTGTAGTTTTATCTCGATCAACAGTAGCTACTCGTGCTTCACCAAACCAATTTGAATCAAAACGCTCAAACTTCATTCCTTTTTCACTACTGAATACTGTACCACCAGTTAAAATAGCCATATCTTCTAAAAGAAGTTATCTACGCTCACCAAAATCAGGAGCTTTAACTGCTGCTACTCTTAGAATACCTCTCATTTTATTTACGATAAGAGTTGCTAATGCTTCACCATCAATATCTTCTGCTACAATAAGTAAAGATCGATTTTGGTTTGAAACACTTTCTAATAGTGGAAGTAATTCTTTTACTTGAGTGATTTTTCTATCAACTATTAAAACCAATGGTTTATCTAGAGTACAGGACATGTTATTATTATCAGTAACAAAATAATGTGATTTATAACCACGATCAAATTGCATACCTTCTACTGTTTCAAGATATGTTTCACCTGAACGTGATTCTTCAATATGAACTACACCTTCACGTCCTACTTTTTCTAAAGCAGTAGCAATAATTTTACCAGTTTCAGTATCGTTATTAGAAGAAATAATAGCTACTTGCTCTAATTGTTCTTCTGAAGCAATATCTGAGGAGATTTGGGTTTTTAAGCAGTCAACTATTTGTTTTACTCCAGCATCAATACCTCGTTTAATTTCTACTGCATTATGTCCATTATTTAGATATTTAATACCTTTTTGAATAATTTTTTGGGCTAATAAGGTTGAGGTTGTTGTTCCATCTCCTGCTCGATCAGCTGTTTTAATAGATGCTTGTTTAACCATTTGTGCTCCCAATTCTTCAATAGGATCTTCAAATGAATCTACTCGTTTAGCTACTGATACACCATCTTTAGTAGAAACTACATTTTCACCATCATTAAAAATTACATTTCGGCCATTAGGACCTAAAGTAGATGTCACAGCATCACTTAACCTATTAATACCTTTAATTAGTTTTTCTCTCGCAACTGCGCCTGTTTCAATAACTTTACTCATGTTTTTTATAGTTTTTAATCATTAATAATTGCTAATAACTGTTTTTCAGGGCAAATATAATATTCTTCCCCCTCAAAGTCAAATTTAGTTGGACCCATTTGTGGGAGAATTACTTTATCTCCTACTTTTACAATAGTACTTAAAAATTCTCCTGTAATAGTATGACTACCAGGACCGATTGCTACTACTGTACCTGAAAGATTTTTTTCTTTCCCCATATCAGGAACGATAATAGATCCATAACTCATTTCTTCTTGTGAAAATGGTTTAATAATAACTGCGTCGAATAATGCTTGTAATTTCATAAATCTTCAAATTGTTTAGTAATTAATTGTTGTATTTGTTTATATTCAGTTACAAATTCTTTAAGTGAATCATATGATTTAGTATTTACTTTTAGTTTCATAACTTTTTTTACAGCAGAATCAATATTAGAATAATGACCTACATCTTGAACATACTCCTTACCACTATCAGTGTATGTTGGAGTAATTTTTTGTTTTAAAGTGTAGCAATAATCGTCTACTGAAATGAAATAGGGTTCCATAGACGGGTCTGAGATTGTTCTTGCTGATGTGATTTCAGTTTTCATAACTTATATTTTTTAATATGTTTCTTTTTGGACTAGATAGTAATAAC